GCGATGGTCAGCTTTTGTGGCGCTCCGTTAACATGCTCATCACATCCAGAAAGAATGATTAATGCTGCAATCAGCAATAATTTCTTCACATCCATATCCCCACAGATAAAAGTTAAGAGTAATCCTAGCATGTAGGCGGGGCAAGGCAACGACAAAACCCGCAGCTAAGCGCATTGCGGTGCGAGGTAAATGCAGATTTGAAAAGCCCGACTTTTACCGGGCTTTTAGTTGTTGGTTTTATGTATGATGCTCATGGCAGCGGATTCCATTACCCTGAGATCATTCAAAGCGGTTGCCTCATCCTCCACTCCGTTCAGCTTCATCAGCCATGGCAGGACATTGTAATCCAGCCCGGTGATACCGCCCATGCCGGTTCGCCATTGCGTGCTCATTGACTGGAAGACGGCGAACGCAGTCCAAACATCGGGCCAAACTTCGATGGTCTGCTCTTCTTCTGTGTAGTCTTCGGCGCTGAGGCCAAACGCAGCCAGATCTTCGGTGGAGGGTTCAGGCGTATAAAACGCCGAGGCAACCGCTATCAGTTTTTTTCACGGTTACCTGTCAGCTCCCGATAGTAGGTGCCGACGATCGCTTTCATCGCGCCAGGGTAGTTATCCAGGAGCATCTCCAGATTTTCACGACTGAACTCATCTGGTAGTGCCCAGGACTCGGTGATTTCAGTCAGGAAGTCGATAGCAGTTTTTCCCTCGATTTCTTCGAGCGCAGCAAGTTCTTTGACCGGTTTATGACGGAAGGTAAACGTAAGTACGCCATTATCTTCGCCGGCGCGCGGAATGGTGACGTCTGCTTTGAAAGTCGGTTTGGGCTGGAGCTGAAATTTAGTGGCCATGTGTTCCTCGGCAGAAAGAAAGGCCCGCTACCGGGCCTGTTAAGGGAATGGATTAAGCGGCTGCCTGCGAGGCAGCATCTTTATAAAAGGTGATATCGCGGGACTGGATGGCAAACGCTGGCTGTACCGTCTCGACGGCATTCGGCGCAGTGGTTGGCTGCGGATCGAAAGACGGCTTACCCGACCAGTAACGCGTTTCCTTCGCCTTTGGCACGTACATGCGCAGCGGCAGCGTGTCACCAGAACGGTCAGCAGCTGACAGCACGGCATAGATAGGCAGCGTGGAGTCATGCGCAACCGTAAAGGTCTGCGACTTGGCTGCCTTGTAGGTCGCCAGGTTGCGTTGGCGGTCATCGGCAAGGAATTGGATCTGCGTGTACTGCTGGTCACCGCCGGACTGTGATACTTCGGTGATCTGCGGGATCTCAGTCCACTCGGCTACTTTGCTTAAGGAACCGGTGCCGGAGCCAGCCGGGAAGAAGTTGGTATCGGTGCTGTTAATCACCCCGATCGTCACGCTGGTTGTCGTCTGCGCCGTGACGCGCGCCACCAGGCTATCAATCAGAGCCCAGCCACTGGAAACCAACACCACATCGCCAACAGCGAGGCCGTGGCCGTTTGCAACGGTAAAGACAGCGCCTGCGGCATTGCTGACGCCCGTCACCGCCACGGGCGTGGCGAGTTTCGAGCCGACGAATACCGTGGCGCCATTAGGTAATGCGAAGCCCATAGGGATTCTCCGTAATATGAAAGTAAATAAGCCGGCAGAACCGGCAGGGATGATCAAGCTGAGATATCAGCCCGGTAGTTGATGCTGACGGGGATGGAGTAGGACACGCCGTCCGCTATGCCGGGGTAAATGGCGGGCGGTGATGTCACCCAGGCGGTAAAGCCGTCGCCGGAGATCTCTTGGTTCTCCGGGAACAACCCGGCGACACGGCGGGCCAGCACTCTGGCCTGTGATTTGCCGCCACCCGCTGGCGAGACGACGGTGACCTGATACACGCCGGGGTAGACCCGGCAGCCACCGGCCATATCAATGCTGTACGGCTTCGCGGGCATATCATGGGAGATCAGATACAGCCCGTCGCCAGGCGGGTCGAATTGAATGTTATCCCACGCCACCCGCACGCCCTCGCCGTCTGCCCACAGACCCAACATGGCCTCAAGCGCCGTTGTGATGTCCGGTATCATTTTTAACCTCGCTGACTGCCTCGCTGACTGCCTCGCTGAAGTACAGCTGGAACTCGGCGGCAGTGATGCGCACCATGCCGCCGGGCGCCTGGCTGGAATGCCCCATCTCCAGACGGTATGAGTACGGGACGTTATTGCAGAAGTAGATATCGCGCACACCGACTTTAAACAGGCCAAGAGTGACATTTCCGGCAGCCATCGTCAGATGGCCAGCTTTATCAACCCGCCCCGTTTCGTCGGTAGTGCGCGAATCAAAAGAGACCTGCCAGTTGCCACGAAAACGCCCGCCGGTGTAGCCAGGCGGTGCCTTGATATCCATGCTGTCGCTAACCCGCGCCGCCTTGCGGAGTCGCCCGGTTTTGGTCAGATTAGCCGGATCGGCCACCTGCCTCAGGTTGTGCTCTGCAACCGCCGCGTTATAGGCCGCCGCCGTCTGGTTCACTGCCCACAGCTCTGGATTGCCGACAGGCGACATCTGCACCAGCCGCGCCAGGATTTTGATGCCGATCACGCGCACCACTTCCTCCTGTCGCTCCTTTGCCTGGCTGACGAAGGCATTAATGGACACCATAAACGCCTGGTTATCTGCCATGTTATGCCCTCAGCTGAGCGCGGTAGCACAACAGCAGCTTGCCAGGATTGACCGGGTTGGGCTTCTCAATGCGGTACCATTTGCCGTCCACGTCCACCATGTCACCGGTGCGCAGCTCGGTATCAGCAGTAAACACAATACGCATATCGCCGTTTATGATGACCGTACCGTCAATTTCGCCGGGTCTATACTCAGTCTTCACGCCGATCGCAGTGAAGGTCTTATCCGGCTCGCGATGCTCAACGCCGCCGATGACAGTTACTGTGCCCTTGCGCTTTACCGGGTACGCCGCCCCGTTCTCAGTGAGCAGGCGCGTGCTGGTGGCTTTCATGCGGGTGTAGTTAACAGGCACATCACCCCCTCACCAGGCGCACCTGGTTTGAACTGCCCACCAGCCCACGCAGCAGATTGTTGAGCCACGGAAAAGATGCGGCGCTTCTGCTGCTACCCTGCGCATACGTCACGCTCACCGCGCCGGAAACCGACTCCTGCACTACCTCACCACCTGCATCGAAAGACGGCATCAGCTCAATCTCCTGCGCTTCAATAGCAAGGCGGCATTGCGCCTGCAGCAGTTGCCGGGGAATAGTTGAATCAGGCAATGACACACCATCAGCTGTCACACCTCGCCGTGGCCATGCCTGCGGCTGGGCAGGATCTGCCCGGCAACCTCGCCAGTCGATCCCCGCAAGATAGTCCATAGCCTGCACCAGCAGGTTTTCACATTCAGCAGCATCTGCCGGGGCCTCATACCCGCGTGTGGTGGCAAACGCCTGCAGATCTGAAACACTGGCGTAGCTGTCAAACTCCGGAGATGCCGGGTCAGTAGTAAGCATGGTTACTCCTTCACGATCCAACCTGCTGCTTTCCAGTTCTCGACCTCATCAGGATGCACCTCGGCTTCATCCGGCGCGCCCGGGAATGCCGGGAACTCCGTGCGCATAACAATAAGTGCCAGTTCAGGCTGCTGCTGCTGCTGCTGCTGCTGCTGCTGCTGCTGCTGCTGCTGCTGCTGCTGCTGCTGCTGCTGCTCAGGACTGTTCTGCTCACCGCCTGCGGATGCAAGCCGTTCCGCCTCACGCTGCGCGCGCTGCTCTTTAGTTAATCCAGCCATGATGACCTCCAGTAAAAAGGGGCCGAAGCCCCGGTGTGATTAACCCAGCAGCAGCACTGCGTGGGCAGGTTTAACAGACGCCACGCCCCACGCCAGCCCCACTTCGTAACGCACCTGGCGGTACTGACGGTACAGCGCCACCTGGAAGGTGAGGCCTGAAACCGGATCGGTAACGTTCATGACATCGTCCGCAGAGTCCCCGCCTTCCGGCATGGCCGGAGTACGCGCCGCCAGCAGGAAAGCGTTACGGTCAAACGCCATGTTCGCCGTGAATGCGCCGCCGACGGTGACCGCGGTATTATCCGCCAGGCTCTGGCGCAGACCCGGTGCCGCCAGGGTGATCGTGGTGGTAGTCGCTGCGGCCACAACGTATTTGTTATCGTCACCCGCAAACGTCACCACGCTGCCCTGAGCAATACCGCCCGTGCCGGTATCAATCGCGATGATGATGTCACCGGCCTGTTTGGCACCGTTCACCAGATAACCTGCGCCTGCGCCACCAGCGACGCGCTTAACGCCAGCAGAGTTATGCAGGTTGAAGCCTTCCAGCCGGCCAATAATACCCTCGCGTAGCAGCGCATCAGTACCGGCTTCGTTTGCCTTAAACAGTACCGTTTGCTTACCGCGCAGATTGGCGGTGGCAGAAGAGCCCAGCACCATCTGCAGGTCAGTTGTCGGCGCGCCGTTATCCTCCAGCACCTGACGTGCCAGCGCAGCATCGGACAGGTCTTCTTTGATACTAAAAGGCGTGGTACCAGCAGTGCCGACGGCGCGGGATGATGCGTAGTACAGTGCCCCCAGATCCGAATCAACTTCGTTCGTCAGTGCGCGGAACGCCTGCTTGAACTGGTCGGCCAGAATGGTGTTGTAGGTACCGGACGGACCGATTGCCAGCTGCTCTTCGCCGTTCCATTTCACCGGAGCCATCTTCGACTTGGTGATAGTGACGTTAACGTTGCCGATGTTCTGGTCACCGTCGTTTGGTGCTGTAGGGCCCGGAGTGATATCTACGGTCGTTGCGATCGGTGCCACCGGCGCGGTAACCGTCTGGCCTTTCGCCGCCGCATCAGCCTTGGCGTTACGCGCGACGGCGGGAATGAAACCCACCTGTTCGCGGGAAACCACATCCAGAGCGGTGTAGATAGTCGGGATCAACCCAGTAAGGGTGTTGGACATTTAGTTATTCCTTGAAGGGAGTTAGTTAGGGGTGATAGTGAGCTATCCAGCTCTGGCGCCACGCACCATCCGGAACGAGGCAAAGGGGTTAATCGATGATAGTGATACCGTCTTTGAGCGCGCCCTGTTTGCCGGTCTGATCCAGCGCGTCAAACGCTGCACGCTTCATGGTTTTTTGCCCGGCCTGGTGCTGGGATTGATGAGAGCCACCACCGCTGTTGCCGGACGCCTTCAGGATGTGATCCTTCTGGGGGTATTGCTCAACGAGGAACTCGAGCGCTTCATCGAACTCGGCCAGCTCGCCGGGTTTGGCACGGGAGTAGACCTTGTTGCCCTGACCGTCATAAGCGACTACCTTGCCGTCTTCGATTTTGAACGCCTGACCGAAGCGCGCCTGCACGAAATCGGACGGGATCGCCATCTTGTCGGTGATGAACTTCGACCCTGCAAAACGGCCGCCAATCATCTCGCCATAGAGCTGCTGCTCCAGCTGCTGGTTTTTACCAGTGGCCTCGTCCAGCTGCGCTTGGAATGACTTGGTGATCTCGGCTTTAACCTGATCAACCGCGCCCGCGTCGATCAGCTTCTTCTGGTCGATTTTGGTCATCATATCCAGCGCCTCGAGGGCTTTTGCCGGGTCGCTGATGTTGGCGAACGCCGCAAGCTTAGTCTCAGCCGCTTCTTTGGCTTCACGGTGAGACCGGGCCTCGCCGTTCAGCGAAGTGATTTTGCTGACGGCTTGCGGCGCGTCGAATGCAATTTCTTTGCCGTCATCATGGATATAAACCGGCATACCGTTTTCAACGACAACGTGACCGTTCGCATCAAGCTTCAATTTCATGGTTTTCTCCGGGCCTTCCGGCCTCTGGTTAATGGATCATCCGATCCGGCGCCGTGTCGCATCCGCTTAACGGCAGGCATAAAAAAGGCCACCCGCAGGCAGCCATAGATAAGGGATTTGTGTCAGTTGAGCGCTTTAAGTTGCGCCAGGCTTATCCATTCGCCCCGGTCCGTATACATCTCGCTGAGTTGTACCTTTCCGGCGCGGTAAAGTCCTGCCCGTTCGGGGCCGAGAATCTCGTTCTGCCTGTGAGGAGGCTGCCGTGCAAGCCAGTCCAGATAGGTAGTGTCCTCCGGCACCTGACCATCCATGCTGGCGCGGGTGCCCGGCGTCATCTCATCGATTTCGATCCCGAGCTCACGCCACGATTTGGTGATCAACGTCTCCGTGGAGCGGCAGCAGAAGTGAATACGGCCCGGCCCCTGCAGGTACGGTATCTTATGGCCGATGGGCTTGTTATCCAGGGTATAGCGCAGGCGATCGCGAATGATGCAGGTATGAGTGGTTTTATTATCCAGGGTGGAGAGCCACTGCTTCCCCTTCAGAATATCGCCGTTGGCATCCGCAAAGCTGGACCGCGCCGTAGCCGCCAGGTGGTTAACCGCCGTTTTGGTAATGCTGGAAGCATTGGCCCGGCTGACCTGGAGAGCGCCATCCTGAAAATCTTTGTTGGCGTGCCCGCGCACCTTCCGTGCGATCTCCTCGGTGGTATCACCCAGCAGATAACCCCGCCGAACAGTATTAGTGATACGGCTCATGCGGTCGGCTTCCAGATTGTCGCTCCACTCACTCAACAGGCGGCCCTGAAACGGTTGCGCCATGGCTGCTGCGTATACCATCTCTGGCGCGATGCCCTGCAGGGGGTACCGCTCCTTGACCTGCTGCGGCAGTAGTGAGTCAAACAGGCTCAGCTGATAGCCTGTCTGCTGCCCGGCCAGTTGGAGAAGTTCATCGGTCAGGCTGGTCTGCATAGCCGCAATGGCCCGCTGGTTAAGCTCGCGTACACTGCCAAGCATGCTTTCAAGACGGCTTACAGTGAAACGACTGGTGGGCAGGCTGTCCATCGCCACCAGCAGCCGTGCGGTGATTTCTGCGTCGCTTTCGTTCAGCAGCTTTACCATGCGGTTTGCGACGCCGGTGCTGTAGCGGCTGATCCAGAGGGTATGGGCTATCGCTTCATCGCGCAGCCTGTCATTGACCGTTGCCATTGCCGTTACCTGTAAACGTCGGGTCCTGGTTGTTCAGCTCATCGATGATCTCTTCTGGCTTCGCATCCGGATCAATGATTTTGAGCGACTGCAGCGCGCGTACCGCATCAATACGTCGGATATCGCCGCCCTGGCGCAGTGACTGGACAGCCAGTGCTGCAGGCGCATTGATGGACTGCTCCGACACATCCAGCTCAGTGCGGACATCAACGTTGCCGCCTTCGCTCAAACCGAGCCATTCGGCCATGATTTGCAGGATATTATCCAGCGCGTCTTCCAGAGAGTTCGCCATGGTGTAGAGGGGCGAGTGCTCCTGCATACGCTCTTCACTGGTCTGCTCAACCGATTTGGTAGATGTGTTTTCCGGGCGAAGCAGTTTGGCGCCGGCCTGGCGCATCTGGTTTTCGAGATCTTCCAGTGAGGTTTTGCCGGCCCCGATAGCTGAGCCGGTATGCTCGACGTATTCCATCCCCTGCTGTTCGCGGTTTTCGAACTGGGTAGCCGACGATGATCCAATCGTCAGCTCCTGCCCGGTCTGCAGCCCATACACCACCAGCAGCGGTACGCGAGCAACGTGCAGAATGTTGTCCTGCTCGCTCTGGCTCTGCCAGTGCTTGATATTCAGTAGCGCGAGATTCAGTAGCGGCGGCGAGCCTCGCATAAAGCCTGTCCGCTTCGTATAGAGCGTTACCAGAGGGATATCTTTACGTGAAGTGACCCATTCTTCATGGATCTGCCAAGACTCTTCTCCGCCTTCGCTTTTTTTGCGCCGGTAGATCTCAACTTTGCCGGGCAGGATGTGGCGGATCTGCTCGACCTTAGTCTGGCCGAAGTCGTCACCATCAACGACAACCACCTCTTTTATGCGCAGGTTGGTCAGCACTACCTTTCCACCGGCAGTTTTGGACTTCCAGCCAATAACCTGCCGGGGGTTCAGCATCGTGACATAGGGGCGTGCGCCGCTGGCCTGTTCATCGGCCCTTGTCCTGACCTGCTCCGCATCCACGCGCGGATAATCCACCAGCGCATGCGCCAGCCCGTACTGAAATGCGATACCAAAGAACGCCTGCGCCCAGACATCAAGCCGCATGCCCTCCAGGTCAATATTGGGGGCGAGCTCCTTAACCTGCTCGGGCGTAGTTTCGCTCAACACCACTGGCTGTGCGAATACCCGTCCAATGTTCTGGTTTATGGTCTCTTCATAAGCAGGTAGCAGCGTCGCCACGGCGAGGCGCTTTTTGTAGTCCTCTTTATCTTCGTTCGGCCAGCGCGGCATATGGGTCTCGCCGAGCTGGCGCATATAGAGCGTGCCGCCCATCAGCGCATCGTTGATGTCCCACGCCTCGACCATGTTGTTGTAATCAAGGTTGGGTGTTGAAATATCTGGCATGGTCACATCCGAAGTTTGGTTACTTTGCCGGTTGGCTTGAGGATCGGGAACTGCTTCACGATGAAATAGCCGCCCGCATCGTTGGGGTGATCGTTATCTGATTTCTTATCCGGCTCGCCCGTCTTTTCGTCCCACACCTGCTGTTCAAGCGACTCGGTATATACCGGGCACCGCTTTATATTGACCTTGTAGCGGCGCTCGCCATTGCCGTTGCAGAACATAGCGTTCATGGAATTAATACGGTCTTTAACAGGCGGGTTGCTGGCATTTACCACCACGTTGAAGCCAGCCTGCTTAAGCTGGGCAATATCCGTGGCGCTGGCATTACTGGATTTGCGGGAATCGCCGGAGGCGTCCGGGTAGATATAGATTTCGCGTATCTTGCGGTAATCGTTGCCGTCATACAGCCAGAACCGCTCTTTGATGATGCGGATAATGTCCGGGGTGTCGTAGGCATTGATGATCTCTGTTACAGCGCACGGCAGGCCCAGGCGGAGCACATGAACGATCCCGGCCATCTTGCCGACGTTGAAGTCCATACCGATGTAAAGCGGTTCTCCGGGCTGTTCCATTTCTTCACAGTCGTTCAGCCGGCGATCGAACTGGTGATAAATGGTTCCGCTTATCAGGTTGGTGAACTGTCCTCGCAGATACGCCTTGATCAGCTCGGGGGGGTAGCTCGCCAGCAGCGACGGAATGTAGTCATCTGGCAGGTTCGCTTCGTTATCAAACGTGGAGGCCTGCACCAGCCCGTACAACGTCCCCAGTGATGGCTTATCGCGTACCGCCTTTACAAACTGCTGATAGACGAATTTAAAGCCCTCAGGCGTGGTGGTGACGTCTATGCCGTTACGCAGTCCAGCGACTTTATAACGCATACGGGCGATGATTTTTCGCCAGGCCTGCTGAGCTTTCTTCGCTGGCATGACGTCCAGTTCATCCACCAACGCATTACCGATTTTAAAACCGACGATAGTGCCCGGCTTCTCCATCGAGCGGCAGATAGTGGTTCCCCGGTACTGCCGCCCAGAGTAAAAATGGACTTCTTTGTTACCCTCGTTGATTTTGACCTTCATACCCCAGTCGAATGCCACCTCTTCCACCGTCGGGTAGAAGATGTCGCGGATCTGCGGATAGGTCGGCGCGAAGTAGCCTTGGTTTATTCTGGGGTGTTCCCACATCCCCTTGCAGATGCCGCCACAGCCCACCCACGTCTTACCGGAGCCGAAGCCTGCCACGTAGGCCTTGAACTTATACGGCATAGCCAGAAACCGCGCCTGCGGTACGTTAAGGGTCGGCGATATCCCCGTCATCGTCTTTCCTTACGCGAGCATCCGCGACGTTAATGTTTATTGCCACGGGCATCGGTACCTCATCTTCCGGATCTTCAGCCAGCTCTTTGCGGAGTTTTTCCACCTCCAGCTGGCGACGTTCGATTTCGATCTGCTGGAGCTGCTGCGCAAACTCGCTGTCCGCCAGGCCAAGCCGCTTCATTACGGCTTCATACATCCGTTCACGGCTAATGGCGGTGATCTCAACACCGTTCTTACAGAGCTTGATGCCGGAATACGCCAGACGGGAAACAGGCGGCAGCTTACGGGTATCAGCGAAATACGGCTGGCCGATGCCGTCACCATTGCAGCGAGGGCATGCCGGATTAGGCTCCCGGTTGTGGTCATAGCCATAGCCGCCGACGTCTACCGGATCTTTACCCTTTTTCTCGATTGCTTTAAGCCGATGCTCTTCAAACTCCACCATATCGCGCCATTGATAGTTATGACCAAAGCCATGACAGTAGCGGCACGCACCACGGCGGTATTGCGAGAGCTCGTTAGCGTCAAAAGTAGCGAGCTGCCACATCTGTGCCAGCACCTCATCAGCACTGGCAAGCGTTCGCATCAAGGAGGCCTTCTGCTGTTTCTCTATAGCAGCGGCAACTGAAGTTTTCTGAAGGAGCTGATAACCGATTTGCTCAGCAGACTTTACACTGTACCCGGCACGTATGGCGGCCTGGGTGGCGTTGCGGTCTTTCAGGTATTCCGCCACAAAGATTCGCTGCTGCGCTGTCAATCCGTCGTTTTCCACCAGTGCATTAACGTCTATTTCCTTCTGCGCATTGCGCACTTGTTTCTGCGCAGATCTTTGCGCACTTTGCGCTGCGGGCTTTTTTATATATCGGCGCGCGGTCGCGTAGTTCAGTCCCTGCGCTTCACACCATTCTTTTGGTGATACACCGCTTTTGGCGTGCTCAGACAGGAACCGACTCTGTAGGTCTCCCCAGTCCGGCTTTGCCATAATTAACCCTTAACAAATGTCACTTTAGTGTTTACCTGGCGGCGAATAAGGCGGGCCTCTTCGCACTCAATTTCTTCAATGACTTCAGGTGTGCTGGTTTTTCTGAAAATTTACGTTCGGCTATTTCCAATGCTCCATACACCTCCGCATTGAATCACAAGCAAGCGCTTCAGCACATAATCAGCATCAATGTCGATTCGATCATTGCGCTGCGCTTTTAGTTCGGAGATTCTGGTCTGGATGTTAAGTTTCGCTAAGTTTCGAGCGCCCTATTCGTTCGCGATCTTTCTGCTGTACTCTGCACGAATAGCCGCTTGCGTAGCGTTTAAATCGATGAGGTACTCGCGACAGAACATTTCTTGCTTGTCGGTGAGTGCCATAACTTCCTCTGGAGATCTAATGGAAAACTTACAAGAAAGAATTGATGTTTTAGTTGAAGAAGTTTTAGACCTACGCATTTCTGTTGAGGCGCAGAAAACGATGATCAGCGCGCTTCTTAAATTTATTGAGTTTAAGCATGGCATTGAGATGAGAAAGGCCATAAGTGATGGTATTGAAGAATCAATAGAAAATAATACTAAAAAAGGTGATTCTGCTGAAGCAATAGCCGCTCAGAAGATGAGCGATAAACTTCGTGAGTTCGTCTGATAATTAGGATTATTTTGGCCGGAAAGGTTTAACCTTACGGCCTTACTTCTTTATGCCATCTCTTCTAACGCAGGCTCAAAGTGGAGCTACTCCACGCTGTCTAGTCGGAGGTAATGCTACTTATCTGTCTCGCTCACAAGAGCTACGAATCCATTGATGATTTCAGGCTGGCTGCCTTTCATCAGGCCCGTGAAGGTTTCTTTAGATGTGGTGATAATGGTGATTTCGTGTATGTCGGACATTAGCTCCCTCACCCATACTTTGATAAAGTTGTTGATTCCACTATCGCTATTTTTGGAGATCCGATGAAAATAATAGATTTGGAAAAATGGGCGCCACATGTAGGTATGTTTATGCTGGAGTTTGGAGCAGTTGAATCATTTACACAAAAGCTCCTAAAAGAACTAACATCCTCGGCAATTTACAAGCAAAAAAAAGAGTTACCTTTAAAAACAAAAATCAAGGAAATCATTAAAATATTAGAAAAATCAGATAATTACCAAGACCTGAGAATTGACCTCATTCAATCCTACAAGCA